ATAGTGGTTTCAAAACAGTGCGGACATTTACCCACTGCTGTTTTGATACTATCAAGTTTTAGCCCCATGGTTTATATTGTGTTTTACCCTCTGCGTCTTTGTATGCAATGAGTGTTGATTTACGGTTCTCCTTGCCGACGTACGACACGTGGATCCACCCGGACGTAGGTTCTCCCTCTTTGTAGAATTCCAAAATTAGCTGGTCATAGTCGATGTTATTCTTGATCCACGTTCCGAGTTCCTTGTTGTCTACACCAATCACTTCTAGATCCGCCGCCTGGCCTTTTGCATGTTGACTGGAAATTTTTGAACCAATACGAATACACAGCTCTCCGGAGCGATACCCTGAGGATATAATTACTGGGGAGTCGAAATGGTTACGAATCGGTTGTAAAACAGACTCACATAATTTTTTTAATGCATCAATGTGGTCACTGGATGGATTGTTTGGAATCCCGTTACGCTCGGCGACCTGCGATTTTGTGAGCTCTCGAAGGTTAAAGTTTTCCGTCAGTTTCATCTTTTTTCTCCTTGTTAAAAAATTTTTCTCTTCGTTTGTCTGCCTCAATCTCTGCAATCCATTTTTTTGTTTCTGGATCTTCAGGGTCTTTTGTAATGTATGATTTATGCATATAATCTAAAAACAAGATGAGAGATGCAATAAAAATTAATGCATCAATCATTTCAGTTTGCTAGTGGATTTTTATTTGATGCTTTTAGCTCCTTGATTTCGAGTTCTAAAATTTGATTTGTTTTTTCTAACACTGCGATACGTGAAGATTGTTTACCCATCTCACCGATAAGTCCATCTGGATTAAAGGGTTGATAGTTTTTCAGTGAGTCTTCAATCTGACTCATTCTTGTCATGACTTCACCGTATTTAACAAAGCCACCACCGATTGCTGCTAAGACACCAATCAATGCTGCGACACCTGCGAGTTGTTCTTTTATCTTATTCATTTTTTCATCAGTTGTAGTTCTTTTACCAGTTTTTCTTTTTGTTGTCTAATTTGAAATATCTTTTTTTGTTGTTGAAAAACAGGGTCTTTTTGTTGATATGATGCAAGAGTGACGTTATTATACAGTATTCGGTTGTCTTGAATATTAGCTTGATCTAAATAAATATTTTTTGGTTTATAGAATTCAATCTTACTGTAACTTTCTAACGCACTGTTGTCTGCCATTAATTTAATTTTTACTAGGTTTTTTAATTGTAAATTTTTTCCAATGTCCTTGACTTGAGTGTCTATCTTCTCCATAGTCTTTGCCAATGAAACTTTTGAAGAATCTTTTACGTCACCTGAAGCTTTGTCGGTTTTGTCAGTTGAATCTGGCGACTGCTTTGATTCTGTTGTCTCTTTTGGGCTATCATTCTTTTCATTCTCGCCAGGTTCCAATATTTGTGATTCCTGAGTCTCTTTTTGAGGCGTTGATGTACCAGCGTTTTTTGGAGCAAATTGTTCCTCAACAAAACTTGACTCCTCCTTCTGAGGAGAGGGAGTTTTATTACCGGAAGGCCCCGCGGTCTCTGTAAGACCAGGTTCCTCTTTCATCGTTGGTGTTGGTTCCTTAAATTCTTGTTTAACTTTCATAGGTGCAGGTTCCTTGAATGTTTCTAGCTTTGGTTCTTCAAACTTAAATGTTTCTTCTAATTTAATTTCTTCTTTAATATTTACAGTTCGTTCTAGTTCTTTAAACTCTTCAATAATCTCAGTATTAAAACTTACAAGTTCTGTTTGCACTGCAGGAGGCAACGCAGTGTAATTAATATCTAAAAGTGTGGCTGTAAGATTTGCACCAAGTAAGTTAGGTCCAACAGCACCCGTTGCATTAACATTGTTTCCATCAATACCTGTCCAAGCCCAGCTCCAGTTTCTAGCTCCAGTGCCATTATGTATAACCGTATCAGTGTAGGTATAGGTGTTACCATAGTATCCAGCATCATTGTTTCTGTTTTGTGTGACTGTTGCTAGTGAATTATTATTTGCATCTAAAATATTGACTGTTGTTGAATAAGTATCTCTTCCAGCTGTTGCACTTCCACATTGATGAGCTGAACCTATCCACTCACAGTTTTGTACTTCGGTTGTAGAGTTTAATCTAACTCCACCATCAAGACTATCTGCAGTAGTTGTAAACTGTCCACCATTTTGTTTTTCAGTTGTAATACCTACAAGAGATCCTGATGAAGATACTGTGCCAGTGCCATTTGCTTCTAACTCGTTGTTATAATTAGATATACCTGATGTTGTCCAACCATTTGATCCATTGATACCGTTTATCGTTCCTGATTGATTTTGTAAGTTTGTTTGATTTACATTGGCGTTTGGTAACAAGTTACCGCTTGTTGCTGTTTCAGCAAAAGCATTACTCGTCAGCGTCAGCGTAATTAGAAGTCTTACTATTATTTTCTGCATCTTCAATAACCTTTAATCTTTTTACATATATGTCGTAGTCGGGTCGAAGTTTGCCATATTTTTTCCATTGTGCTTGTGCCTGTTTACCAATTTTACCATCAATCGGGCACGGGGTCCCCGCCATTTCCATGCTCTGAAACACACGCGGGTCCTGGCAGAGAAGTGCAACGGCTGCTACGTTCATACCGTTTGCTCTAAGTTCTCTTGATAATTTTATTCTTTCACAGTTTTTGTCTCTAAAACTTTTACCACCGGATACTCCCAAACCAAAAGTTTGAACTCCAGCACTAGCTGATACTGAACATACATCTATTCCTGATGGTGCAAGTCCTGGTGCTGTTGCAGTTGGTGGAGCTGATTTAATATTAGATGTTGTATTGTTTGTAGTTGTGCTAGCAGAACTACTACCAGATTCATAGGTTGTGCTGTTGGTGTAGCCACCTGTAATAGACGTATTAGATCCGCTTGTATTATTTTGTGTGGTATCCGCACGTGACGGAGTTGCAAACCATGTTATTAAAAACAATGTGAATACAATTAAAAATATAATCCATTCAGTTCTTTTCATCCTTCTTATCTACCTCGTAAAACATTCTGTCAGAGTCCTCAGTTACTAGGCCTTTGTTCTCAACGTTCCAATAGGTCGTTTGTACTTTGTAGTCTGGCCAGTTGTCTTTCACTGTAAAGCTTGGGACATTCCAGATTAATCTATTATTTGGTTGAGCGGCAAAGTTGCCGTTTTCTAAAGCAAGAACATGAGCACATTTATGTTCTTGAGGTATTTCTGAGTGCTCGACATCTAGTATATTACTATCTGGAGAGGCCCAGTCAATGGTAAATAAATACTCACCATGATAAAATTTTTTATCTATGCCTCGAAACTTACCTTTTTCTCCTACTAAAAAATCAAAGCAGTGAACACTAGGATGATAACTAAAACAGTTCCACAGTTCCAACTCGTGTACTGACATATCCGGCACTTTGGCTCGATCATGCGATTTTTGGAAAAACGCTGAGATAGGCAATCTCCAGTAACACGCACCATTCTCCAACATACAGTGGAATAGTATGGCACGTCCTGCAATACTCGTAATACCAAAGACCACAACATCTTCAGCTTCTCCATGATGTTCTTGTAAATCATATAAATACTCCCTTCTAATTTGACAATAAATCGGAGGTATATTTGCGTTTAAATAAGCCATAGTTAATCATAAATATCTCCCCAAGTTTCTCCTGATTCATAGTCAACTTTGTTGGGGACTTCTAAGTTAACAGCATTTTCCATGATCTCAATAATCTTTTGAGCGTGTTCGGGTGACTCAACAGATAAATCAAGTTCATCGTGTATTTGTATGTGTGCTATAATACCTTCTTTGTAAAGCTCGACCATAGACTTTTTTGTCATATCTGCAGCAGAACCCTGTATAAGTTTATTTAATGCTTTGTATGTGTAAGCTCTCTTGATCCCTGGTCCGTGTTCCTTGAGCGCATCTTCATGGGGCATGGCTTTGTGCATACCAAAACTATTTGGTTCCCATAAATGAAACCTACATAATCGTCCTAGTAACGTTCTAATCTGACCACGATCTTGTGCACGGTTTGATGTAGCATTCATCAATTGTTTTACAAACGGTACTCTTGCATGGTATTGATTAAATAATTCTTCTGCTTTTTCTTTTGTAACACCAAGTTCTGCTTGTAATTTATTCTTACCCATTCCATAAAATAATCCTAGATTAATAACTTTGGCCTGTGATCTTGGTATCCTGGCCATATCTGCAACAATCTGGTGAAAGTCTGTTGAGGTATCATTGTTGTATGCATCAATAACATCATTGACTGATGGATATTTAAATAGTGATGCATAGTGTACAACTAATCTTGGTTCTTGTTGTGAATAGTCAAAACATCCCCAAGTATGTTTTTCTTCTGGTAAAAACAAAGATCTAATCAGTGGTCCAAGATCCTTGTTTCTTGCTGGAAGCTGCTGTAAGTTTGGATTATTGTAACTGAAACGTCCTGTTACCGTGCCACCACTATCAGATCGTATCTGGTTAATCTCTGCATGGATTCTACCTTTATGCTCGTATTTAATAATTGTATCAATAAATGTTGTATGTGCCTTGTTTATTTCTCTCGCTTTTGCTATGCTTTGCACCAAAGGATGTTTATGTTCCTGCAAAAAATTTTTAGTAAAAGATGGTGACTGGGTTTTTTCAGTTCTGGGGTAATCTAATGAGAGCTTGTCAAAAACTTTGGCAATCGATCGGGCAGCCCATATCTGAGGCTCTATTCCTGTTTCTGTTTTTACTTGGTGGAGTAATTCTTTTTCTTCTCCAATTAATTTTTGCTTCAATTTGTGCGCTCGTTCAACGTCCACCCTCACGCCCAGAAAACGCATGTCGACTAGACAAGGAAAAAGATCAGTCTCTAAATTAAAAATACTTTCAATGTCTTGATGAACAATTTCTTTTTTCATCATCTGCCATAAATCTAAAGTTAACTCTGCATCTCGCTCTGCATAAGACCCAACTTCCATAGCTGGCAGTTGCCACATGTCTGCTTTTGGATCAAGTCCTCTAGACTTTGCAGCTTCTATTAATTCGTTTTCAGATTTACCATAACCAAGATAATCCCAACCTAAACTATTTAAACTATATTGATAACGATTCTCATCTACAAGAGATGCTGCAATCATCGTATCAACAATTAAACCATTTATCTTTATACCTAAATGTCGTAACCAACATACATCGTACATTGCGTTGTGAAAAATTTTGACAGCATCAGAAGACATGGTATCTTGTAACCATGACAGAACTTTTTTTCGAGGCATGTTTGGACCTGATGCGTGACCGATCGGAAAATAAAACTTGCGACCAGAAACCGCCACAGCAATCCCTACCACGTCGCCGTTTCCTATCACCGATCCTGAACCTGATTTTCTCAAATCGGGATCGCGAGTCTCTAAGTCAATCGCAATCTCGTCGTAAGACCTAAGATCTGGAAACTCTTCTGGTTCTGTCCATTCTGTTTGTGCTTTAAAAAAAGGTATCTTCATTATAAATCTTTATTCCACCAAACGAGTGTAGCAATAACAATAGTAAAACCAATTAACCAATACACATGTGTTATGTCTTGAACATTCATTTGTCCCACTCCTTTCTCAATCGATCTATTTCTAAATCACAATAATGTTTTATTTTATTTAAATCCTCTATTTTATTTTTCTTTAAATATCTCACGACATATTTAATTACATTGCCTTGAAAAAAATTTAATTTGTTTTCCATAATAAAATCAAAAGGTTGTATCTTTAATTTATAATGGTCACCTCCCTCTTGACGGTCAGATGCTTTTTCAAAAAATGATTTGTTTGTCATAATTGATAACCATACCTTTCTTTTTTTGCTCTCATAAGATAAAGATTATTTTTAGCACGAGTCGCACCAACATACCAGACTCTATGTTCCTCATCGCTTTTTACATGGTCATGCATGATCGCATCTCTAATTTTTTTAGAGTTGTCTAAAATTAAAACTACAGAATCTTCCTCACCACCTTTGGCTGCATGAATTGTTGATAATTTTATTCTTGCATCCTCTGTTAACTTCTCACCGTTTGACAACATGTGTCTTAAATAATCTCTTTCTACCATAGGCACTGCTGTAAAAATTTCATACCATGGTTTTGTTTTATCTGGTTTACTATCACAACACTCCAATATATCCTTTATCTCATTATCTTCTAACAGCTCACCTTTAGTCCACCTTGTGTAATTCACAATTGTTTTATAAAGTTTTGCCTTAAAACTTTTACCTTTTTTATACTGATAATACAATCCCATCTCCTGTAATTTTTTCATAACGTC